GTCCTTTCGGACCCACCTTGGGCTTTTAGCCTTTGTACCTTGGGGATTATTCCCTTTAGGTTTATGGGACCTTTCGGTCCCCCTTCTGGGTTATTTAAAACCCACTTTGGTCAGGAGCTTTCTATGCCAACTGTTTCGAGCACTACCTACGTTGACAACACTCTTGTTGAAGTTTCCTATGACGGTCCTTTACCGATTGCTGATGACGTTACAAAAACTGTTAGAAGGATTTCCCTCTCTCAGTCTCGTACCGACTCTGGCACGGTTTGGAATTATCGTTGGAAGCTAAAACACGGCTGGAACGCCACTTCTGGCTTATCCGGCACTGAGATGCGTTGTGACGTAACAAAGGGGTATTTTATTCATCATACCTCTAGTGTTAGTGGCTCGGTTCATTTGGTGCGTGAACGCTCTGGAGGTCTTATCAACTTCTCACAACCCAGTTCACCTGTGTTGAGTGTGACCGAAGCAACAAACCAGGCAATTTCATCATTTGTGAGTCATGCCCGCTCTGCCCAGACCTCCATACAAGGAGGTGTTGTTTTGGGTGAGTTAGGCGAGACTCTTCGAATGATACGTAACCCGGCGATGGCGTTTCGGCGTGGCCTGTCTGAGTACCTTCGTGTTCTACGTAGTAGATATCGAAGGCGCAATAGGAATGCTAACGGACGTATCGTTTCGGATACTTGGTTAGAGTTCTCGTACGGTTGGAAACCTTTGATTCATGATATTAGAGATGGGGCAAAAGCTCTGGCACGTGACTCTTCTTTGTTGCAGGATTTAATTCCTGTGTCAGGTTATGGTCAATCCCAGAGCGAAGTTTCTGCTTCATCTCGTAGTGTCATTGTCATGGGTTTAAACTCGTATGCAATTACCCAGCGTCAGTGGGATGAGAACATAGTTGTATATAAAGGGGCTGTGAAGTCTTATACTTCTAATCCCGCTTATATGTCAGCTAAGAATCTAGGGTTTTCACCCGACGATTTCATCCCTACTGTTTGGGAGTTGATCCCGTACTCTTTCCTAGTAGATTATTTCACCAATATTGGTGACATTCTCTCTGCTTGGAGTTTCAGGGACTGCAATGTCGCTTGGTCGTGTGCCACAACAATTCGTAAACGCAATTCTATTGCTGCTACTACTGATGTGGTATACGGCACTCCGGCGAATCGCCCACTTGAGCTTTCTCGCAATTACGTGCCTGGGTCAGTTGTGTCTTATACTAAGTTAGTGCAGCGAGGCGTACCTAGTTCTCTAGTGCCTTCTTTGGCGTTTGAGATCCCTGGTATGCGCTCGAAAAGGTGGATTAATTTATCCGCCCTTGCACTCTCTTCGCGTGAGACATCTAAACTTTACCGGCGTTAATTACGCCAACTTGGAGCTATTGCTCATGACGTGGTCTCCTTCATCCCCCGTTACCGGGGCGACTGTTACCGGGTTAACGAGTCCTACGTACACTTTGACGCAGGATGTCGCACCCGATATCAACGGCAAACAGCATGCGGTTACCACCCTTGGTGGGACGCAGACTGGTGTCCGTACCCATGCAGTGTCTGATCCCTTCACGATTACATTTACCCGACCGAAGAATCCTCGGACTCTTCCTTCGGCTAATGCGATCACGGGAAAGTACGCTAGCATTCCCTCCAACACTTATGGACTTATTGTCCGTAAGGGTGTGAATTTTGCCGCAAATAATGCCCCTGCGGTCTGTATTGCACGTCTTTCTATAGACGTGCCTGCAGGCACAGATGCATATGATGCGATCAATATTCGCGCTATGTGTTCTCTGCTCGCTGGCGTCCTGTCTCAACAGGCCGCCGGTGTTGCAGATACGGCGACATCCGGGATTCTGTGAAACTAAATGTTTCCAGAGTTGGCCTGGTGAAGCTCTTGCTATACGGAATCTCAACTGCTATTTCTATCAAGTTAATAACCGGGATTCCTTCCTGGTTAGTTCTTGGTATCGACGCAGTTGGGTCTTCCTTATAGCACTACTCTACACACTTCCTTGAGGATTTTATGAACAAATTTGAGTTTGATTTGGTTATTGCGCATCGAGACCTTTCTCGCGAGCACATTCAGACGGGTGCTAGGTTTCATAATCGTGAAACCTTAGCCCTTCTCTGTCGCGCTTGTCGAAAGGGTCTTTTTGGGCAGTATTCCAAACGGTACTTCTTTATCAAAGTCTCTAGTAAAGTGAGCGATTACCATGAGGTTTTCGCCCTCTTTAGTTGGTCCGGATCTCTCTGGACCGTTAATAGTGACCTGGTATCGAAGCTTCCTTCATGATGTAGAGCCAACATAGCGTTGGCGGGAATTAGCAACATGGACATTTGCCCTGATGCTCTTTACTCACACCTTCGTGATGATCTGAATGACTGTTTAGGTGGGGATCGCATAGATAAACTTCTTTGCTCCCCCACTTATCAATCATTCTTCTCTCCACAGGAGGCAGCTTGCTATAGCATCGTGAGGTCGTTCCTGAAAAAACTTCAGGTGTCGAACTCCTCTTTGCTCGATAGTAAAGCGCTCCTTAAATTTCTACAAGTTAGTTACGCTTGTAGTCATTGGAAGATGCCTGTACTTTCCGAGTCAGACCAGATTTTAGTCGGCGAATTAAGACGCGCCGTCTATGATTTTTGGAATGACGAGGGATATCCCTTGGTTGTCTCTGACCTTTCTGCCCTTAATTTTGGGCGAGTTGGGCCAGGTGCTTCCTTGGGTAGCAGAGGTGGTAGCTTATATCATAAGCTATTCGCCTCTCCGCTGACATGCACGAATCGTCACCTGTACAGTTCGTACACAAACTATGTGCACAACTTCCCGGAATGGAGTAATGCGGAGATTATCCGACAAACTCAATACGGTGAGGCCGACGTAGTTGAAGGTAATCGTCTTAGCTTTGTACCGAAGGATAGGACAATCTCACGAGTCATATGCATCGAGCCCTCGCTGAATATGTTTTTACAGCTTGGGTTTGGGCATGTGATTGAACAACGGCTTTCTTGTCTTTATGGAATATCCATGGGGACTCAGCCGTTCAAAAATCGTGAGTTAGCTCGTATCGGGAGCTGGAACGGGAGCTTGGTCACTATTGACCTCTCTTCCGCTTCAGATTCTATGAGTCTGAATATGCTACGGTCTATCTTACCGAGAGACTTTATGAATCTCTTGATGAGGTATCGTAGCCCTAAGACTTATATACCCGGTATTGGCTACACTGAGATGGGAATGGTATCTACTATGGGGAACGGTTTTACGTTTCCTTTGCAGACCATGCTCTTCTCGTGTGTTGTTATGGCTGCCTTTCGAAAATCAGGCTTCCAGCCTAGATTTCCTCGAGGCAATGATAATGGAAACTGGGGTGTCTTTGGTGATGATATCATCGCCCCGAAAGAAATTTCGGACGATGTACTTCGCCTTCTTGACATCCTAGGATTCAAGATCAACCATGACAAGACCTTTTTAGAGGGTCCCTTTCGCGAGTCCTGTGGTTCTGACTTTTTTAAGGGTCAGAATATTCGCGGTATTTATATTAAAAACATAAGTACCGTACAGGAGAGGTTCTCTGCAATTAACCTGCTTAACCAGTTCTCTACTAGAACTGGCGTCCCCCTCCCTCGGACAGTTAAAGCCTTGGTACATACCGTACCATGGCTTCCTGTCCCTCGGTGGGAGAACGATGACTCTGGGATAAAGATTGCTTTATCTCCAATCGTGCGTACACTCCGCGTTAGTAAGAGGTATCAGAGTCATCTCTATACCTGTTACCGTGCGCAAGGTGTTCGTATACGAATCGGGGAGTCTGCACTTTTTGCTCCGAAGTCATCTAAGCGGCTTATTTACAACCCTTCCGGGTTGTTGATAAGTTTTTTGCAGAGGTCGGTTAACGCTTGTTGCATCGGGATCAGGCATGATCCCGTTGTTTATAAGCGAAAGCTCGGCGTCGCCCCTTACTGGGACATGGCGCCAACGATCCACCCCCTTCAGGGGTGGTTCAACTGGAAGCGGTGGGAAACCGCTTCTTACTTAAACCTATTCGGTTAAAGTAAGTCCCTGGGGTGAGAAGCCCC